ATGATTTAAGATAAACAAAAAAGCCCATAACAACGGGCTTTTTGCAAAATGAATTTTAAAATTAAAGCATTTTGTTGTAGAGCTAAGCTAGGTTTTTCTTAGCTATCTATTCAACCTAAGAAGCTAGTAAAAACTAGCATTATATAGGAAGAAGGTTTTTATAGATTGCTTTACAATTTACCTAAAAGTTAGCAAATAGGTAGGCAAAATAGATTTACAACGTTGTCAATTTACGAGTTTAGCAGGCAAGAGAAAAGCACTAGCAAGGTGCTTTTTTAGTTGTCCTCGCCTAGTTCCTTTATTATATCCGATACTTTTTCTAAACTCAATGTTTCGTGTGGCTCAACTCGTTCACCGTCTAAAACGTAGTCATGAATCTTACCATTTTTTCGGACAATCTGGACAGTATCACCTTTGATAAAACCATTGTCCATAGCCTCTTTAAATTCATCATAAGTTAGCATTGTATTATCTCCTTTTCTTTACTATTCGTAATTGATACAGAAAAATAGAACTGTGTTATATCTCAGATTAAATAAAAGATACTAAAAAAAGCTTACTATAAACTAAGCTTTTTTATCTTTAATAGATGATGTTATATTTTTAGCAGATTCTAAAGAGTTGAATCCTAACAATAGAGCACGCTCATCGTTATTTTTACAAAGATTTCGTATACTTTTTTGAATATCATGCCAGTTATATTTTGGGTTTATTTGATTTACAAGTTCGACAATTATTATTATTACAACGGAAAGCCGATTAGTCGGTTTTTTTATAATCTTGTCGTTCTTAGTGCTTTCAATAATATATAGATATCGATTCCAATATTTACGGGTTTTAGGTTTAGTTGTTAACTTTATATCAACTAGATTCGAATTGTGAGCACATATATTCCTTATAAAATTAAGACATTTCATCCATGCAACAAGTTCTTCGTTGCTACATTTATAGTATGAGGATATTGATTCCAAATTAGATTCACTCATAATATCGAGGATTTTTACAATATCTCCAAACATTAACAAGTCAATCCCGAGCCAAACTGATGGAAATCCATCAGGATCTGTATTTATTTTATTATTTAACTCAGAAGATTGACTAAGCTTAACTATTTTTGACAATCTTTTCTTTATCGAAAATTGCTCTTTTTCGATTTGAAACTTTGTATATTTTTTACGATTTGACCATGAAGAAAAATTCAAATACCCAAAAGCCCCGTACTTTTTACCTAGTACATACGAAATTCTCGTTTTTATTGAAACCTCTATTTTCTCAATGGCGTGAAGTAAATAAATTCTAAGATTTTTATCTTGATAATAGCGAGTAAGCACCTCTTTAAATTCTACTCCATTGTATGAAATAGAAGTTACACCATCTTTTTTCGAAATGGTAGATAAAGGTCTTGCAAACTCTTTAAGTCGATAATAACTGATATTCTTTATTTTATCAACATCGTTATCAGTAACTTTCATACCCCTACTTTTGAATAGGTCTAACTGTTCTTGCCATGACAAAGCTATGGGTGCTTTCATTGAACCTCCTAAGTTATAAAAAAAGCCCCACGTCAGAACGTATCTGTCCATAAAAGGATGTGGGGGGTTTGTCATCTTTATTAAATTCTATCAGGTTAGAGTAAATTATGCAATAACTTTATTTAAAAAAATTCTATATAAATATTTCCCTTGTTCAAATATTCTTCATGATAAGCTTTTTTATTAGTATCCAATGATTTCTACAAATTGGTATAGACACCCTATAAAAAACTGTGAAAAATTGCGCGTGATGTAAGACAACACCTTGTAGTGGCTCTCCAGACGGCAATATAGGGGCGGGGGTGCATTTAAAAATAGCCCGAATGTTATCGGACTATTCTTTGTTTAGGAAGTGTTAAGGACGTTATAGAGGGGTTAAGAACGTTCTCCACTCTATGGCAAAGAGTAACTAGAAAAATTGAGGACGTACACAAATTTAATAACCTATTCCAAATTAGACCACGGGGTCGAATTTAAGAGCTTTATCAAATCTGACAACGTTGTCACGTTTCAAGAGTATTCCCAATTTTCCCGACGTTGTGAAATGTCGAAACGTTACGACAAATCAAGATCATATCAAGCGACTTGCTCCACTTAACCATAAGTCTTCACCTTTGCGCCAATATCGATAATACTTAGCTCTATGCTTGTAATAAGTTTTCCAGTGCATTCCTTTTGGTTTATCGGGAAAATCGGGAGTTATGTAGTCCTTTGCCTCATATTCAGGCACTATCTTTTGGGCTTCCTTAACTGCCTGCTCCCAGTAATAAACACAGTCGGTCTTACTTCGGTTTAATGTTCTATTATGAAATCCCAGACACTTACGACATGACAAGGCTTCGCAATGCCAATATAAGCTCGTTCTAGCCTCTCCACAGTTAGGGCAATATAAATAATAACGATAGCCTCCATAGTTTAATGACTGCCGTTTTAAGGTCGTTTCTTGCCCGTTATAAACCATGGTAAACTTATCCAAGTCTAGCCATACCCTAGCTTTGCCGTGTGCTATCTTCGCCTTGGTTAGGTTGCTAGCTTTGAGAACGTCTATAAACGCCTTTAATTCAATTTCTATCACTTTGACACCTCGCCATATATATGGACAACCCAACTATTCAAGCAAATCAATAAGTTCACCGTTTCGATAATTTTCAGCAAAAGCTAAACAAGCAAGGTTAACTAGCTCTTGGAATCTTGTTCTAGCGTAACCCAATTCTTGACCGATAACCCAGTTTGGTGCTGGTGGGTGTTGCAAGAAACGGCGATAGATAATAACCCTATAACGTTTATCAACAATGTTTCTGTGTGCTTCCTCGATAGCTTCCAGCTCGTTCATGGCATCAATTCGTCTTACTGTCATGGTTTCAACAATGTTGCTGTGGTGATTGCTCTTAGAACGTGGCTCAAAGGTATAATTTGCCGTTATACGTTGCTCGGCGCTATCGTGTGCAATCTCTCGCCAACGTGGGTATTCACCTAGTTTCTTTTTAGCGTTCTTAATTGTCTGCTTTTCATTGATTGCCATAAGTTCCATGATTTATCCTCTTTTTATACTAGTTAAAAGCGCTCAGATAACCCAAGCGCTTCATTTCTGTTCAATCTTTGGCTAGTATCCCACTGACTGCCATATCTCGGATAAACTGACTTTCTATCTCTGCTGGTAGCTCTAACAAATCTAGTAACTCACCTAGTGCCTGTTTGTCTGTGCTGGCAATCATTTTCTTTAAGGTGTTTTCGTATTGCTGTTCTAAATAGTCGCAAAATGCCAATCTTTGGGCTTGTGTCGGTGTGGCATTCAAAGACATATAACAAGCTTCAGTTATCTGTGAGAATAGTTTAGCACGCGCTTCTGGGTGCTTATACAGTTCATAAATGTTCAGACTGGTATCCTCTGCTTGTAACTTTTTAGCTATTTCCATTAGTTTAGGAATATAGCTAGGCTCAATAGGTGTATCACCAGCCATATAATTTAAGCGGTGCTGTTCAAGTTCCAGTCTGTCTTTTTCCGCTTGTTCTAGGTAGTGGTTTTCAGTCATTTTTAGTCTCTCTTTCTTGTTTTAAGATAAATTATGTAAACTTTTGCGATTTGTTCCCTTGTTGTTCCCTTTTGTTACATTGTTGGTAACATATACGAGACCAGTAGTAGCAAGGGTTTGAGGGGTGTTGTTCCCTTGTTACCTTCTTTTTTCTATTCTCTTATATATATATAACTATCATCATATATCTATCTATATTATAAACCTTATAAAGAAGGTAACAAAGTAACAGAATAGGTCTAACCCCTTATGCATCAAGGGTTTAAGGGTGTTACATTGTTGTGAAAACTATGTAACAACAAGGGAACAAGGTAACATTATTCCTCTTTTACGATTGAGTGTTGTGCTTTATTTAGTTTTTTTGCATCAAATCCATTAGGGTCTAAAGTTTTGATATCACCCGCTTTCACCCTTGCCCTTTTAACAAAATAGCTGTGTGGTGTTAAGTTTCGTAGGTTTCTAGCGATTTCTTTCCCTGCACCGTATAAATTCGGCTTTTGTATTCCCATATCTTCGGCATACTCTCTTAGGCGTTTCGTGGCTAGAAAGACTGGTACAATTTCTAATTCATGCCAGCCGTTAGGGATGTATTCACTTTTTAGAAAATCAAGTAAATAATCATTATCTTCTTGATACTGCTCTAATAAGTCTTTGACCGCCTTGGGCTCAATAAAATGAGTGAATGGCTCTTGGTTGACGGCTTTATATAAAACGTATTCTAAAACGTCTTTATCTGCTAGGAACTCGTTCTTAATCCAAGGCTTCTCGGTTTGACCGTTAAAGTCTGCATTAAAAGGGACAATCATAATGCGACGATACCAACCGTTAGTTTTGTTACCACCATTAGGGATATAGTTCCCCGAAAAGATGTTAAACAGCTTAAAGGTTGCCTCAAAAGCTGTCTTTCCTTTTGGGTTAACCAGTACGGTGTCACCGCTGGTAATACTCATTAGGTCAGACGGATTTTTCAAGTATTCATTAGGTGCTTCATCTCCAATGTTACACACTTTACCCACAAGCGTTTCTAAGTTGTGTTTGTCACTAAATTGTGCAGGTTTCAAAGCTGATACATTACTCTCGCCGATTAGATTGATAAGCAAGCGCTGAAATGTTCCTTTACCATTGTTACCGTCACCATATAAAATAGCGAACTTGTTACGAGTATAGTTTGGGTTGATAGCCTCTAGGATAATTTGCCAAAAGAGGGTTATCAACTCACTATCACCACAAGCGATAGAACTTAACCAATCATCAAACGTCTTGCCCTCTCTATCCTTAGGGGTAGAAATAGGGGGGACGTAGGCAGTTTTTATCTTACTTGTAATGATATAGCTGGGACTAAACGGAAGTAACTGCTTGCTTTTTAAGTCTACGATGCCATTCTGGACTGGGATAAGATAGGCGTTTTCTAAAGGCTTTTTAATATCAGTCATGGTTCGCACCATTGTCTGGATTTGTCCCCAGTCCTTTGGCTTAATTCGTGAGTCAAAAGCTTTACAGAAACCGTTGAATATGTCCCTACTTGATGTATAAATGCCGTTATCAAGATCATAGATATAGAGTAAACTATTATCTGAAGTGTTCCCTTTTGTTATAAAAGTAAAGGTCACAAGTTTACTCAATTCGTTAGCTACGGTAAAGATACTAGGAAGTGGGATGACTGTTTTCTCATTCTTTTTTCCCTCGTTAACTAAGTATTCATTTTCTGAGCGCCATAGCTCGCCAGCTTGATAAATACGGTCTAGTAACTCTTTCATAGACTTAGGTGGCTCAATAGCCTTGCTTTCGTTAAGTTGTTCTTGCAATTCCTCAATATTAATTTCCATTGACACCTCTCTTTCTAATTTCTGACTTAACAATACTTTCAAAAGTCCGTTCCAGTTCTTGCTCTGGTAAAGGGTTATCTGTAACGCTATTAGCTATGGTTGTTAGCTCATAGGCAGTGGCTACGTCAGCATCAACCCACTTTGAAAGTAATAGACCTACAAACCTAGTTACCGCAACATTACGCCCGCCATCGTCACCAAAGCCATGTAATAGTGTATCAATCACGCGCATGGTGATTGTTTTATTACCGCTTTGGCGTGGTATGCGATAGTGTGGTTTCTGACTAGCCGTAACTGTATTTGCTACGGGATAATCACGCCCTCTATTTACAATCTTGTCATAATCAGCAGGGTCTCCAGTGGTTACTGGTAAGCCTTGTAACTGCGACCATGTTAGGCTTGTACTGTCGAAAGGTAGCCCGATTTTGCCTGCTATCTCTTGGACAGTCTGCCTATAGGTCTGCTCGTTCATTGCCCCGCTAGGCTTAACAACAAGCCTATAACGTGGCTTTGCTTTTGTGTGCTTAATAGTTGGGTAAATAATATATGAATAGCCATGTAAGGCGTTATCGACAACGCTAGGAAAGTCTATGTTAGCCTCTAACTCGTCATAGTCCAAGAAAATCAAGTTACGGCAAACCAAACTAGCGTTATTGCGTTTGTAGTTGCCGTTCTCGTCTCGTTCCACCAACCCAGCAATACAGTAGGGGGCTGAATTGCGCTTAAAATCGTCTATATTTGCACCTTGTGGCACTTTCCTAGGTCTAAAAGTTGCGATAAAGTCAAAGGGTGCTTGTTTATCGAATAAATGCAAGTCATTCCCAAAGCCTACACTTTCATAAATAGGCATTAAATCATCTCCTTTTTAGTTATACACGCCTAGAAAAGCTAGAATATCACTGATACGATAATACACTTTGCGGCTATCCTCTACGGGTGGTTGGTAGCGTTTAAGTCCTGCTTCCTCCCAACGTCTTAGAGTGTTGTATTTAAGACCTAGTTCATCCATAGCTTGCTGGGCAGTGATTAGCCCTAACTGGTGTTTATCGAGCTTAGAATAGCCCTCTAGGGCTTTATCTAGTACCGATATAACCCCTTGGGCAAGCTCTTTTTGGTATTCTTCGCTTAGAACTTGCATATTAGCTCCTTTCCAGTATTTTCTCGTAGTTATTCACGTCCTCGATAGACATTAGAACGTCGAGCCTTTTCTGCTCGTTCTTGACTTGGTTTTTAAGGGATACAAGCCCCTCTAATAGTTCCTCTCTGGTTTCTGCGATATAGTAACCATTACGAATACCAACCCTAGCACCAATAATAGGAACACCATAGCGAATAACTAGGTTACTGATTGCGCTAGATATTAGACGGGAGTTATAACCCGTGATAGTGGCTATCTCTCCGCCAGTCGTAGCGTTAGCACGTCCTTTCTTTAGGATTTCTAAAACTGCCATTTCTGCCTCTTGTAGTCTATTTCTTTTCATTTACACCTCTTTCTAGTTGTATTGTTTTCTCTGCTATACAAGCTAAGTTCTCTATAGATTGTTGTTGTGTTTTAATGATATCCAGTAGTTGCTTAATGATCTCGACAATTTCCGGAACAACGTCCGTATCCGTATCTTCCATATCCGTAATTGTACCTAGAGTTGTGCTTAGTGTTTCTAGCTCTTTATTCCGTCCAAAAAGGTTAATAATTTCAGTCATAACACGCGCCTTTCTAGTTGTTATACTTGCCTTGTGATTGAATATACGCCCCGTAGCGTGTGCCTACGTTGCGCGTGGTGTTATCTGTCACGGTGTCAGTTTTAGCCTCTATATCGAGCTGAAAATAGCTCTTTTTAAGCCATAAAACAGTTAGGGCAAGCATTAAAATGATAGCTAGGACAATAAACTGGCTAGCTGATAAATTCAATTCAGTAGCCATGATTTACTCTCCTTTTTCCTCTGCCTCGTATGCTCTTAATTCCTCTGGGTTGTCGCATTCGAGTAGGTAAAACGCAACTCTATCTAGCTCGTTAGAATAAATTTCTACCATGTCAAAGACTGTTTCAAGAAACTTATCTGTTTCATGGCGTAGTAGCCCATTATCTGCCCCTGCGTGCTTTGCGATCATAAGAGTGTTAGCATGGTGGCGTAGTGCTTGTAAACCAGACATGATATTAGTTAGGTCAGTACCTAGGTTATTGCTTTGTTTTACTGTTATTGTATTTTTGTTTGCTTTTTTCTTGCTCATTTTCTTTACCTCAATTCGTTTTTTTTACTGGTTATCTAGTGTTTTTATTTTCTGTGATGCTTTATCCATTTTTAAGAGGTAGCGCTCTAAGTAGGGGTATGCGATACCAGCAATTCATGGTATAATTGAGGTATCTTTATAAGTGTTCTAAAACCCGACATAATATGGCTTGCCTGCCAGTGTGTTGCGTTTTAGTTGTGAATGTTTAAAGGCTTGTGAGTTTGGCGACTGCTAAGCCTTTTTTTTGTTGTCTTATTCCTAATAAAATAATTCATCAATAGTGATATCGGGTTTAATTTTAGCAACCATAGATTTTATAGCTAATCTTTGCTTGTCGCTAAATGCAGTTTTACCAGTCTCTTTATTGTTATATGACTGAACAGAAATATTTAGTTCTTTTGCCATATCACGTTGAGTCTTACCTAGCATTACTCGATAACCTTTTAACTTCGTCATGTTGTTTACTCCTTTCTGAAGATATAGTTTTCCATATCTCGATTTGTATTATATATAGTTTTCTATTCATTGTCAACCGAAAAAACATAGAAAATATAGTTTTTTTAAACTTTTTGTTTACTTTTTATCTACAATTCTATATAATTTATTCTGAAAGTAAGGTAAGGTAAAGTAAATGAATAATTTAAAAAAGTTACGAAAAGATAAAGGCTTAACTCAACAAGAGTTAGCCCAAGAAATGGAAACAACAAAATTAACCATTTCTAACTGGGAAAATGAAAAACATACAATTAAGGCAGACAAAGCCCAGCAACTAGCTGACTACTTCGGGGTAAGCGTTGGATATCTGTTGGGGTACAGAAATGATCCCAAAAGATATGATGACGAAATTGTAATGGAACCTGAAGAGAGGTTGACCGTAGTACACTCTAGAGAGAGAGACGACAAAGAAAAACAAGAAAGAATGTTTAAAGATTTCGTTACATTTTTCCGTGATAACATTATCTTTATCAGCGATGATGAAATTTTGTCTCTATTTTCTATGGTGCAGGCTGCCAATCTCAATAATGCCACCCCAAGAGGCAGACAGTTTACCGATTTGATTTTTTCTGATAATGACGAATCAAAACAAATAATTGATGATTACTCATTAGTTTTTGGCAATGAGTTTGCTAGAAACGATTTAGAGGAGCAAATCCACGGTTATATCTATGATGAAACAAAATCTAAAGAAAAAACCGAAAAACTCTTGAAAGTCTTACAATCAGCGTATGGAGAACGCGACTACCTAGATTAGTAAGGTTACCATCATCAAAGTCGTAAGCCTATATAGACAAAAAGACTAATCATTTAACCATATACATAAACCAATCTAAACCCGATATAATATGGCTTGCCTGCTGATGTTTAGAAAGGTTTATCATGGAAATTAACGAGATAAAGAAAAAAGACGGGTCAACCGTCTATCGTGCTAATATATATCTTGGTGTTGATGTAATCACTGGTAAGAAAGTTACAACTAAAGTCACTGCTAGGACAAAGAAAGAACTCAAGACCAAAGCCCAACAAGCGCAATTTGATTTTAAGGCTAATGGATCAACACGCTTTAAGGCTAGCACTATCACAACATATAAAGAACTAGCTCTTTTATGGTGGGATAGCTATAAAGATACCGTAAAACCTAACACCCAAGATAATGTTCATAAGATTTTAAATAACCATATCTTGCCTTTGTTTGGCAGTTTTAAACTAGATAAGCTAACAACTCCACTAATACAGTCGATTATCAATAAGGTTGCTAATAAGACCAACAAAGGAGAAACGGGGGCTTATCTCTATTATGACAAGATACACGCGCTTAACAAGCGTATTTTACAGTATGGCGTAGTCATGCAAGCTATACCGTTTAACCCTGCGCGTGAGGTTATTCTCCCTAGAAATATCCAAAAAGCAAAGCGACAAAAGGTTAAGCACTTTAACAACGAGGAACTAAGGCAATTCATTGATTACTTAGATAGCCTAGACAGTAATAGATACCGTTATTACTATGAAACCGTGCTATATAAGTTCTTACTTGCCACTGGTTGCCGTATTAACGAGGCTTTGGCTCTCTCATGGTCTGATATTGACCTTGATAATTCTGTTGTCCATATAACCAAGACTTTAAACTATAAACAAGAGGTAAACAGTCCTAAGTCAAAAGCTAGTTACCGAGATATCGACATAGATCAGCAAACCATAACCATGCTGAAAAGATACCAACGTAAACAAACCCAAGAGGCTTGGAAACTAGGCAGGACTGAAACAGTGGTATTCTCGGACTTTGTACACGAATACCCTAATAACCGTACCTTACAAACTCGATTAAGAACACACTTTAAACGTGCTGGGGTAAATAATATAGGTTTCCACGGTTTCCGACATACTCATGCTAGCTTGCTCCTTAATTCGGGTATTCCTTATAAGGAGTTGCAACACCGCCTAGGACATTCTACTCTTTCAATGACTATGGACACATACAGTCACTTATCAAAAGAGAACGCAAAAAAAGCCGTCTCATTCTATGAAATGGCTCTAAAATCTATATAAAAGTAAGCAAAAAGGTAAGCAAATTGCTGAAACAGTATTTTAAAACAAAGAAAAAGCCCATAACAACGGGCTTTTTGCAAAATGAATTTTAAAATTAAAGCATTTTGTTGTAGAATTCAACGACAAGTGCTTCGTTGATTTCTGGGTTGATTTCATCACGTTCTGGAAGACGTGTCAATGAACCTTCAAGTTTTTCAGCATCGAATGATACAAATGCTGGACGTCCGATAGTAGCTTCTACTGCTTCAAGGATAGCAGGAACTTTAGCTGATTTTTCACGAACTGAGATTACTTGACCAACTTCAACGCGGTATGATGGAATATCAACACGTTTACCGTCAACAAGGATGTGACCGTGGTTTACGAATTGACGTGCTTGACGACGAGTAGTTGCAAGACCGAGACGGTAAACAACGTTGTCAAGACGACGTTCCAAAAGAACCATAAAGTTGAAACCAAGTGTTCCACCTTTAACTTTAGTAGCTTGTACGAACAAGTTACGGAATTGTTTTTCACCCAAACCGTATGAGAAACGAAGTTTTTGTTTCTCAGCCAATTGCAAACCGTACTCTGAAAGTTTTGAACGGTTGTTTGGACCGTGTTGACCTGGTACGTAGTTACGACGTGCCAATTCTTTACCTGTGCCTGTAAGTGAGAAACCAAGGCGACGTGATTGTTTCCATGATGGACCTGTATAACGTGACATTAATAATGTCCTCCTATAAAAAATATTTTTAGGAAATAACGTTTTAGATAAACCTGATTCGTTCAGAAAGACTTCGCCCAAACAGCAAAGGTTACTTTTCTAGCCGACTTCCTGTTGACGAGCTTCATTTTATCCTGCTATTATTTCACATACTTTAACATTTTACCACGAAAAAAAGCCCAAGTAAAGGCTTTTTCTTATTTATTTTCGATTTCAGCTTGTTCCTCAGGACTCAAATAACGAATGAGAGTCTTCTCAGTCAAAATATCTGAATAAGTGTAAGATTCAACATAACTATTATTAATAGCTCCTGCTTGAGAACTGAAGTCTTGATATTCAACAATAAACAATGATGGATAAACTTCTGTCAATCGACCAATTTTATTCTTTTCACGTTTACGTCCATTCTCTAGGGTCAATTCTACTAGCTGACCTTCATGTGACTTAATAGCTTCCTTGATGTTTTTCATCTTAGCAACATCTGCAAATGCATCACTCATATATATCTCCTTAAATCTGAAAATTATGATTCCTCAAACTGAGCAATCGATGAAAATTTATTGTATTCTTTTTGGAATAGTAACTTGACTGTTCCACGCGCACCAGCACGGTTTTTTTCTAGGATAACTTCGATGGTATTATCTTCAATCGCATTCTCTGGTTCTTCACCCTCTTTTCGGTAGTAATCATCACGATATAAGAAGGCTACAATATCGGCATCCTGCTCGATAGATCCTGACTCACGAATATCAGACAAGACTGGACGTTTATCCTGACGTTGTTCGACCCCACGAGATAACTGACTCAAGGCAATTACAGGAACTTTAAGCTCCTTGGCCAGAATTTTTAACTGTCTTGAAATATCTGAAACCTCTTGTTGGCGATTTTCTGGTCGCGTCCCTGTAATCAACTGCAAATAGTCGATCACAATAAGACCGAGACCACCCTCTACTTCTTGTGACAATTTACGGGACCGTGCACGAATCTCAGTAATCTTTATACCAGGGGTATCATCTATATAAATAGGTGCCTCAGCCAATGCCCCTTGAGCAATCATCACATTATTCCAATCTTGCTCTGTCAATTGACCTGTACGTAAAGCATGGGAATCAATCATCCCTTCAGCTGCCAACATACGATCAACCAAGCTTTCTGCACCCATCTCTAGAGAAAAGACTGCAACAGCTTTATTTTGCTTGGTACCAACATTCTGAGCAATATTCAGCACAAAGGCTGTTTTACCAACTGCGGGACGAGCTGCTAAAATAATTAATTGATCAGGGTGTAAACCTGTTGTAATCTTGTCAAGGTCACGGAAACCTGTCGGTAATCCAGTAACATCTGATGTTTGCTGTGAACGCATCTCCAAAGTATTAAAATTGACATCAAGAACTTCTGATATTTTGCGGAAACCACTACGATTGCTATGCTCTGATACATCAACTAAGGCTTTCTCAGCATTCGCAATAATTTCATCAGATTCAGTAGCGCCCTCATATGCTTGGTTGACAGTCTCTGTCAATCTATTTATAATACGGCGAAGCATGGCTTTCTCAGCCACAATCTTAGCATAAT